ATCATCCAGTCTGGTTTCTATAGCCTTTTCAATAGCTCCTCTATTCTCACTTCCCCACGGAATATTACGCATCTTATTTAAACCAGCCATAGCGGGATTTCCCCCACCTCCAATCGACACATCGTTCGCATATTCTTGGAATATAGTATTTAAGCTACCTATGTCCATTTTAACTATTGATTGTTCCGCTGCGTCAGGTCCAAATTCTGTAATGATGTCTCTAATATCTTTACCACCTATAGTCATAGGTGCAGAGTAAGATTGGTTTCTGGCTTTACTGTCAGTACGAACATATGGGACTAGTTCTATTTCGCCCGTTTCTTCGTTTTTTACTGGTTTGGTATTCTCTGGATCAAATTGTCTTCCAGGACCTAATAAAGCAGATCCAAAACCCATTTGATTAAGCTTACGAAAAGTACCCTGGGTACCATACAAAGCTACAAAATCATTTAAATCAGTGTTTCCAAGCTGCGACTTTTTATTAGCAAATCCAGGATTATCAGGCCCCGTGCCTTCATACCAAGTTAGAAACTGTTCATTACTTGAAAACCCTGCCGGTTTATCCTGCATATTTTCAATTTTTCCACCTTGTTGAATTCGGTTGTAATAACCTAAAGCATCTATTTCTAAAGTTGAATTAGCATTTACTATAGCTTTAGTATAATCTTCTCCTTGCTTTTGAGTAATTCCTTGATTAAAAGTTCTGCCCGCAAGTTCATCTTTCATAGACCCCGCTTTAGCGCGATCATAATTTCCTACTAAATCAAATATTGCCATAGTTTTTTATATTAATTTGGCTAAGCTAGAGCCTAGACCACCTAAAAAACCATACTGTGATTTTTTAGCATTATTTCTACTTTGTTGGTACGCATTTTTTGCGTTAATATTAGCTTGGCCATATTGTAACAACCCATTTAACAAAGATCCTAAATTACTTGATCCAAGTTGAGACCCAATTTTTAACCTTTCTTCATTTAAAGTTTCGTCAGATCTTCTTGCCATATTTCTAGCATTTGCCACATTTGATGCTCCTTGAAAATTAGAAAGTCTAGATTCTTCACTAGCTTGGGCTGCGTTAAACTCCACTCCGTACCTTTTTCTGTCTCTTTCTGCTTGCCCCAAAGCACTTTCGTTTGCTGCTGCCGCAGTTTCTCCACTTTCATCTACAGTATCTATTTCAGTTGTTAGAACTCTATCTGTTTGAGCTCCATAATCTTGTACATTTTTTTCGTAGCGATTTATTGCTTCTTGTTGCCCTTGGTAATCTACATCGCCAGTAAAAGTACTGCCACTAACTCGTCTATTGCCACCAGAAGGTTGTCCAAGTGCTGAGGGTGCTGATGAATTGCCATAGAACCCAGGAGATGCAAATTTTGTTAGATAATCTTCTGCCATTACATTGGGGGCCTTTGGAGCCGTTTTCCGCTCGTTTGAGCACTTTGATTTGTAACCGGTATGTTTGTACCAGGTTTATATGCAATTACAGGAGTTTTACCAAAACCAAATGGGCCTACAGTACCTTTACCAGCTAAACCCGTGCCCTCTTCAAATCCTGCAAAACTCTTTTTAAAGGCGTTGCCTGTATCTCCCATATTAGCGGACATTTGGTTAGCTGCTGAGGCAACAACACTTCTCATTGCGTTTGTTTTAGCTAACTGTCTATCAGCTTCACTAGATTGGTACGCAGTTTCTGCACCTTTGGCTTGTGTGCCACCCTGCACTGTATTGCCTTGGACCATGTTTCTAATGTTTTCGTTGTTTGTAGCCATTGACAAATCTTTTGTTGTTTCCATAGCTTGCCCTTGTTGAAGTCCTTTTACTAAAGCACTTCCTGCTTGAATGGCATTTGCTGCTGCAGTATCGGATGCAAGTACGGTGCCTATTGAAGATCTTACGTTTTGTTGGGCATCTGCGTTAGCAATCCCAGTCGTTTGACCTTTGCGTTCTACAGCTTCAGTCGCAGCATACTCTTCTGCTAAAGGATCAAAAAGCTGGTCTTGTCTAGTTTTAGATTTGTCTAAAATAGCCAAACCTGCTTTTTCGTTTTCGGTTTGTTTAGTAAAAGTATCCCTTTTTACTTTTTTTCCTCTTAAAAAACTCATATTTATAATTCTCGTCTATATGTTTGTGTCACTAAATTAAAATCGTGTAGGGGTGCAATTTTTTCCCAACCTTTTCTATTACTATCAAATTCTATTGCAACCGCTTTCATGTCATCTGCAACCTTTTCTAAAAATTTGAAGATAGCGTTTAGATAATTATACTCTGGTTTTTGATAACTTGCCCATACAAACAAGGTATCTTCACCGCTAATGCTTCTTAAAGTATTAACTACTATAAACCCAATATAAGCGTCTTCTTCATACAACATGTACAACGTAGACAGTTCTTCTTGTAGAGATAAATAAATGTCAGGGCTAATCCAATTGGGTTTGCACTTGGTTCTAAGAGTTTCTAAATCAGGTTGTATTTTTTCAAAAGCACAACGTACTTCAGTAAGAGGGATCGTCTCAATTGAGAGCCCATCAATAGTCAATCTCTGAACCATACTTCTTATACCTTTTACGAGGGCTTAATCCAGCTCCTCTATATTTAACTGTTCGCTTAACTCCTAAATCACCGCCTCTGGCTTTTAGTTCTGCTTGTACAATTTCTTGACTAAACAAATTTAAGTAATCGGCGGCAGCTTGTGGGTCAGTCCAATCTTTTGCTGGAATTCTAAGAAGCCTATAAAGTGTTCCATAAATTATACCATCTCGATAACTATTAGAAAAAGTAGTGTCAATGTTACTTGTAGTTCTACTTGGTTTTAACGCAACAGACAATTGAATGCCATTAGCAACCGCGCTTCCTGGTATTGGTATAACCCAAAAAGCGTCTGGGGTTTTTTGTAAATATACCTGTGGTACAGATGTTTTATTTCTCCAATCAGAGTAATTAAGTTCAAGACTTCTAGGACTAATAGGATCTAAATCATTACCATCATAAGTCATCCAAAGTATTTGATGCACATCCGTGCCGCTTGGTTGATCAAATTCATATTCAAACACTCCTGGAATACTAGTAATAGCATCTAAGTCAAAAGTATATGCTTTAGACCTTTCAGCAAACTCTATGCAAGCAGAGCGTAACGTAGACTCAATTAAAGAATCTGGGCAATTTGGAACATACGGAAGTATGTCTTTTACTAGCGAATCAAAAGCTGCCATTATTGAGCTCCAGGAATAGGGGGTGAAGAGGCAGCTTGCATTCCAGGTTTATCAGAATTAGGGTCAAATAATACTTTAGATTGACCGCCGCCTGAAATACTTGCCATAAATAACTGATAATGTGATCCGGCTCTTTGGGCGTTGCCTGCAAACTCTGCATCTTTCATATAACATCTGTATAAAACATAATCTACAAGGGCATTGCCATAAATGTCATCCATTCCTATGGTACTACTAGTGGAACTTAAGTCCGTAGGAACATCAGAATAAACAATTTCTATGTAAGCATTAAGTCCAGATTTAACTCCGGGGTATACGTAAAACTTCTTGGGATCGTCGGGATCAAATATGTAATGTTTTATTACAGACCCATGCGCAGCATCTCCTGTAACGGTTGGGTTATGCCAATCAGGTTCTATAGAATTTAGTATGTCTTCATCAACTAACCTAATAGTTCTACCACCTGTTGCGCCGTCTTGGTTGCTAGACATATTACGCACTACTTTAATTAAAGTTAAGCCAGGTACAGCTTGTTCTGTACCAGTAGCAAGTGAGTTATTAACGTGTTTAGCGGTCGCTTCTGGTCTAAAATTAACTACTTCTCTTTGTGCATCGTTAATGTAACGAAGCAACTCAGCCGAAGTCCAACGAACGCCTGTAGTATCTTGTAAAGTATCTTGTATTCTAGATATTAAATTTGCGCCCGATAGTGCCATTATTTTTTAGTCGTTTTTTTAACCGTTGTTTTTTTAGGTGTTTCTACACCTTCAACCTTAGCTTCTACTTCAACTACCTCAGCAACTTTTACGTTCATAGGCTCTGAAGGTTTTTTGTCTTTAATCATATCTGGTTTATGTTCTGTGCAACCTTCTTGCAAACAGAATACACCTAAATCTTGTCCAACTTCTTTCGGTACGCCTGCTTCTAATCTAATAGATGCGCCCCAAGTGGTTGAAATATACTTGTCGTCTTTTGATATTACTATCATAATTTACTCCTTAAAAAGGGGGTGGCCCAACATGAGCCACCCACAAAAAGCATACTTAGTATGCAACATCCAATCTAATAACACCAAAGTCTTCAACGCCACCATTGTAGTCGCTGTTGAACTTAGGCTTCTTAAGACCAAAGATTTTACCAATGGAGATACCATTTTGGTTACCGTAGTCGAAGCTGTCTTCAACTATTTGTGGTAAACCGATATCGGCCATAGCAAGAGCTTGAGCTCCACAGAATAAACAAGCGGAACCGTCGATGTTAGCATCGGCGCCCCATTTGTATCCAGCAGAACCAGCATTACCAGAAGCTCCAGATATTGCGTTCGCTGTATTGAACACATGTCTGAACTCATGGACCATAATGCCATCAACCATTAAGCTTGAAGAACCTGAGAACAAGCTATTGCCTGGTCCTCTGACTCCAGCATTTCTTACGTTAGCTAAGAAATCTGAATCAAGTTTAAGATCCGCCATTACTTGAGGTGATACAAATAAATGGTATACCTCTTCTCCACCTGCGCTTCTTACTCCACGGATGTAGTTGTCTTTAGCATAAGCTTTTAGAGCAACTAAGCATTCGTAAGTGATGGTGTCAGCTGCTACCGTAGCAGTTACATCACCAGCAACAAGTTTGTTTGTAGCATCCCATCTTCTGTGCCTGTTGGCAGTTGGGGCTGTTACGTCCCCACCAAAAACCATGTCGCCAAGATTTTGTCCTGTATTCAGAACTGGTCTTAAAGCACCACTGTTTTTGAGGGTGTAAGAAATACCAGAAAGCGTTAAGAACGCTAATTGGTCAATACGGTCTGCCATTGCGTAAGCAAGTGCATCACGTGAGTTCTCACGAAAATTAACAACTGATTTTTGATCAGCAAGACGACCTGAAAGTCTGTTTGCAAATCTCAATTGATCAAGTTGTACAACAATGTCGTAGGCTCTTAAAGTCTCTTCATTACCTTCTAAAGTGTTGTCTCCAATAATACCATCACCAGACATGTCAGCAAGAAGTGTTAAAACAGCTCTTGTTCCTTTTTCTGATTGAGTAAGTTCAGATATTCTCTGAACCATAGCATTGGATCCGCTACCTGCGAATTGGTTAATGAAAGACATATTTCTTGCGACACGCCAAAAATCACGAGACCAGATCGTTAATTGTTCGCTGGTCAACGCGCTAAAGTTTGTGTTAGCCATTGGGCTATCCTCCAAATAAAATTAAAATAACCAGCCGACTTATGGAGCGGCTCATTGTCCGTATACCCTTTTTCGTTGGGAAACGTTCTCATAATTTTACGAACATGACGTCGACCAGTTTTACGCCATGATAGGCGAATACGTTTTTTTACCGTAACGACTCGTGCTAGTTATCGGACTAGCGACCGAATACTTATATCTTATACTAAGGCTTAACCAAAGTCACCACGCATCCTTCTTAAAGTCTCTGCGGGCAAAGCGTCAAACTCTTCGCCTGATAATAAAGATAAATCAACTTTTTTCTCGCCTTTTGCATTAGAACCCTCTCCTTTCATAGCAGGAGGCTGTGATTCTGCGGCTTGTAATTTTTTAGTTACGGTAGAAGTTTGTTTTCTTTGTTGTAAAGCTGGATCTGATTTAATTTCTGGTGCACCTTTTAACAACTCAGGTTTTTTAACTGCTAAAGTGTATTCTGTTGCTTTTGCTAACGCATCAGCAGCGGTATAACCTTGTACAGTAAACGCATCTCTAAGATCTATAACCTCAGCTTGTAAGTCTGCATCAAAATCGGCACTATTTTCGTTTAATATAGAAAAAGTGGCTTCAATTTCGGCAGCTTTAGCTTGCAATTCGGTCATTTCTTGGCTTTGTTGCACTGTTTGACCCATTTTTGCTTGTACTTCGAACATAAATTGTTCTTTTTCAGCATTTCTTATCTCGCTTCTTAATGCAACAGCTTTTTCTGTCTCACCATTGAGCACTAAGTCTTGATATTCAACTTCTTTTTCATCAAAACTGTATTCAGGAGCATTTTCCAAAGCTTGTTTTTCTGCTTCTGAAGCCTCATTTAGCTTTTTTTGCATTGCTTTGTTCTTTGCTAGCACTTCATCAAGCCTAGACTTGGGCACCATAGGAGCTTTAGGCTCTTTTACAGCAGTTTGTTCGTCAAGGTCTTGCTCGCTTCCTTCAATTGTTTGAATATCTGGTTGTGCAACTGGTTCGCTGTCTTCATCCACTCCTTCTTCGCTAATTGCTTCTGGTTCAGCTGATTCTTCTTCCGCACTTTCTGCTTCTGGTTCTGTTTCAGCAACTTCTTCTTCTGCAACGACGTCATTTTGCTCTTCGACTTCTTCATTTTCGCCCTCCTGAACGTCATCAAAGTTAAGATCTACTCCAAAGGGTTGTGCTTCTTCTTCAGAAACAGTATCAGCCCCCGGCATACCATCCATAATTATCTCTTCTATTTGCGTCTCCGCAGTTTTCTTCTTGCTTTTAGCCATTTGAATTACCTCCTGTAGGTTTCATGGCGGCAGTTGCTAATTTAGCGGCTGCCTGGGTTTCAGTTTGTCCTCGACGGACTTCATTCGTCATTCCTGACAATCTTTCTCTCAATTCAAGCTCTTCTTGCTTCATTTGAATTTTACTTTGTAGCTCAGCAACTTTAAGTTGTGGATCTGCAGCTTCGCCTTGTGCTTTTGCCATATTTAACTGAGCAGTAGACTCGAGTGTTTTGACTTCAGCTTCAAGTTTTGAAATTTCGAGTTGAGTAGATCTAATTCTAGATTCCATTTCAAACTGAGCCAACTGCGCTTGTTCTGGAGTTGGTGGTTCAGTACCTTGCATTTGTCGTATACGTTGAGCAATATCTGCTTTACGTGCAAGATGTGAGTACTCAACAATTAAATCATCTGGTATTGGTACGCCTGCTTGACGCAATTGAATTGCCTCTGCAAATTGTACTTCGTCATAATTATCCCTTGCTGGAGCGGTAGCAATAACAACATCGTACTCTCCTAAAGTTAAATCATTAATGATTTGCCCTTCAGGTGTAACTTGGTTTATTGCCATTGGTTCTCTAGGCTTAAAAGGATTTGATTCATCGGTAATTTGGATAACTCGTTCTTCGGTGTAATACCTTTGTACAAGACCTAGTACTTTCTCGGCCAAATACTGTCTTGTTTTTTTCAAATTATCCAAAGGAACTTGAATCATTAAAACGCCACGATTCTGTTTTGCTTGTATAGCAACTCCAGATACTTCAGCTCCATCGGTTCCTAACATGGCATCACTTATACCACTGATTTGTTTTATATTAGAAGCGGCTTTTTGAGCAATCCTGTCTAGGCCGGTGGGTATCTGATTTGGCGGTATCTTACCAGGGGGCGTACTACCGCGGTTAAACTCTAGGACTAAACCAGTTTCCGCACCGTGCTCTTCTAAGTCATCTGCATTCATTCCAGTTAAAGAACCGGATTCTACAATCCAACCACTGTTAGCAGTTGTGTTAACTATATGTAATTCTTGAGATGAAATTTTATTTAATTGTTCTTGTGGTGATATTAAGTTTCGCACCATTCCAAAAGGTTTACCTCTTCTCCAATATGGAAAGTAAGGTACTAAAGTAAAGTGTTCATACGGAGACCAATCATCATGCAGCACTACTACGTCTGCTGTTACCGTCCAACGAACCGCTCGCATTTTTTTCTCTACTATATAAAGTCCATAATCGTCTGCAAACTTCTCTCTTTTCTTCTTAGTCCAATCATAAGGTACTGGTCTTTGATCTCCAGTAACAGGATCTACATAAAAAATACAATCTTTTAGTTTGTAATGTTGTCTTTCAACAATTCTAATAGACCTTAAAGCGCGTGCGTCGTCTGGGCTGTTGGGGTAATCGTTTCCAGGATAGTTTTCTTGATCAGTTTCCCCGTAAGTTTCGTCTTCATACTCCATGGAGTCAGCTCCAAGAGTTGTACCGACTTCAGCAATCATTCTTAATTTATCAGCTTTGTCTTGCCCATATACTTCTTCTATCTCATCAAGACTCATCCATTTGGTTTCAAATATTTCGTTCCAAGTTTTAGGATCATATTCTTTTGCGTCTGGATCAATAATAATATCTAAAGGGTCTTTAGTGGTTACTCGAACTTCGCCATTTATATGATCGTCAAAATCTATTCTTACATCAAACCATCCACGATCTTGAATTAACCCATCTGCAAACACTTGGCTTTCTAACCATTCTAATTTATTGTTATCTCCAATCTGCATGTACAGTCTAGAAAGTACATCGGCTATTTCTTGGTTACCTGTCCCTCTAGGTTTAAACTGAACATCCGCTCTTCGCGTACTTTGTTCTCCTAGTACAGTGTTGACTGTAGGTAAAATTGTGTTGATTGTTAATGCAGGTCGGCCCTGATCGTCGAGCGCGTT